TAAGAAATAGAGGAGCAGTTTATTTTTGGAAAAAATGTTCAGATGCAACCGATTGGTTTTTGTTAGATAAATCATTTGGAAATGAAAACATTTTGGAATCAAATAATTTGGGATTTTCCGTAGGAATTTATAATAATAAAGCTATTGCAACCAGTGTTAGAGATATAAGAACTTATTGCACAAATTACATATTTAACACATTATTTAAACGATATGATTGTAATCCAAATGATTCTATAATTGATACTTTAGGACAATTTATAATTTATAATCAGTTAACATCATCATTTTCATCGTCATGGGAAATTGAATCTGTATTTACAAAAAAGAAACAATATGGATACCCATATTCTAATTTCGGTTATAGTTGTGCAATTTATGATAAAGAAAATACAACAACTATAATTGGATCTCCTATATTCATTTATAATACTGAACAACTTACATCTTCATTATTAGATAATTCCATTTATGACAGTATAAAAGGATATGCTTACATTTATAATTATAATGATCTAGTCACTAATTATCATATTGGAAATGTATTTTATAGAGATGGTAAGATTATTTTATCAAATAGTGGTTCTATTTTTGATAATTTATTAAAAGATCGTTCTAATCCATTACAATCTAAGTATAACATTGAATATAAGAGTAATGTTAAACTATATGAAAAACAAATATTATGTAGAATTGAATCTGGAGAATTTAACTACAGTACAAATCCTACATCATTAGTACCAAATACATTTGATTTTGATATTGATGGCAATAAACATTTTAATTTTACCGATCTAGATTTGATATTAAAATATATTAACTATCAAGTAAATGGTTCATATAATTGGTGGGATTATATGACATTTACAAATGAAGAACAATCACTATTTAATCTTTATTCTGTAAAATATAACATTTCATCTAGTTATACAACCAATTATACTTCATTATTGTCATCAAACTATTATGATTTTGATGTGGATGGTAATAGTAAAGTTAATTTGAATGATATGTACATACTTTGGAAATATTTTAATAATAATCTGAATCAAACTGAATTGTTTAAATATGTTGAACCTAAATCTACAAGAAAAACTTTACAACAAATTGTAAGTTATATAGAACAAAAAACTGGTAAATTTGGTGGTAATTCTATAAAGAATGAATTTTTTAGTTTTAACTATAGTTCATCAGTTGATGTAACAGGTTCTTATTTAGCACCCTATATAACTACAGTAGGTCTTTATAGTGGTGCAGATTTGGTAGCGGTGGCTAAATTAGGTATGCCTATTAAAAATAGTGGAGAATTACCACTAAATATTTTGGTAAAATGGGATAATTAAACATATTTATAAAAAGAAAGTATAATATATGCCAACACCAGTAAATAGAGAATCTTTAAATAAAAGTTTAGAAGAAAGATATAAGTCCCAAAAGTTTGGCGGAGCATTTAATGCCAAAGATATCAATACCAAACCGGACTCTATAACCCCTGGTTCATCCGCAAAAGGTCAAGAATTTACAATTGATGAAGGTGGGTTCAGAGTTAAGCAACCACTTGGATTGTCTGATTTAGCAGATGTACCCGATAGAAAAAATTCAACTTCTAAATCTCTATCTTCTTTAATAAAAGGTTTTAATAATAAAAAATATAAAGGTTAAACATATACTATATATTAGTATATGGTTATATTAGGTTTAGATTCATCTACAATCAGAAAAAAGAAAAATTATTCAAGATTCAAAAGTATATGAATTTATTAATCCAAACGGTATTATTTTAAAAATCAAAGGTTTAAGAAAATATTGTGATGAAAATAATTTAAAACGGGCTTCTATGTTACGAGTATACAGAGGTGAAAGAAAATCTTACAGAGGATATAAAAAATATGAATGTATTGGGAATTGATTTATCATCAACAGTTTGTGGATATGCTATTTCTGAGAACGGTAAAATTTCAGATACTGGATTTATTGATATTTCAAAACATGATACATATAAATCAAAAGCTAATGCAATTATTGATATATTAAAAAATAAATCGTTTGATATAATTCAGATAGAAGAAACACTGGCTAATTTTTCTTTTGGAAGAACTAGTCAACAGACAATATTAAAATTAGCTATTAACAAAGCAGTTATATGTTATATTCTAGAAGAATATTTTAAAGTTAAAATATTGTCTATAAATGTAAACACTATGCGTAAACAGTTGTTTGGTAAGTGTAGGATAAAGGGAATGAAATCCAAAGACTTTGTCAAATCTGAATTAGAATCACTTTATCCTGATGTAGTTAAATTTACTGTTCTTAACAAAAAGGGTAACTGGGATGAACGAAATGGTGATATGTATGATGGTATAGTAGCATCCCTTTTTAAAGATGAACCGGAAAAAAATAATAGAGTTAGCAAAAAAGATAAAGACGTTAGCCGAAAAAGGTAAAGACGGTGAAAAAAATACAGCTAAAGAAAAGTTACAACGGTTGTGTGAAAAATATAATATATTAGACCATGAAATTAACATTTCAGAAGAAACTAAGGACTATTATATAATCTTACGAGATTTAAATGAGAGAGAATTGTTAATCAATATATGTTGTATGATTTTGGATGTACCAGGATTTAAATGGAGAGAAAAAAACAACTGTATTCGTATTCATATTACTAACAATCAATATGAAGACATTCACAGTGCATTTGAATATTATAAAGAAATGTATAATGATTATAAAAGATATCTTATACAAGGTATAATTTCAAGACATGCAATCGGATATATTCCAAAACAACAAACATATACACAAGAAAATGTAGTTCAACCAGATATTCCGACACCACCACCACAAGAAACTGAAGATGCATCTGAAGATAAAAAAAGTGAAGAAACCTTTAAAAATAACGATAAAGAAGATAAAAAATCGGAAGATAAATCTGAAAAATCTGAAGATTGTGATGCGCCAATAGACCCAATTAAATTAATGAAAATAGCAGTTGCGTTAGATAAAAAATTATGGACGAAAAATGACCCAAATAAAAAATTGATAGAATAAATTTTGTGTAGTATAGTGTTGCGAATGTTGTTGTATCAAGAAACAATTATATCGGTTTTAAATAAACTATTAAATCAGATTCCTAAAATTCGTAAAGGCACTGATGCCGTGTATCATTGTCCATCTTGTAAACATTATAAAAGAAAATTAGAAATAAATTTACATACTGGTAAATACAACTGTTGGGTATGTGGATTTAGCGGTACAAGTTTTAAAACTTTATTTAAAAAATTAAATGCTCCTTCTGAATTTTACACTTCAATCGGTTTAACTCAAAAAAGTAGTTTTAGAAAAAATATTGCTGACTTTTCTATTTCTTTTGAAGATGAACCAGAAGAACAAAAAATAGTAAAATTACCTAAAGAGTTTAAACCGATTTGTGAACCTAATAACGATTTAGAATATAAACATGCTTTAAAATATCTAAAATCCAGAAATATAACTAAGATTGATTGTATTAGATACAATATTGGATATTGTACTGAAGGAGAGTTAAAAAACAGAATTGTAATACCTTCATATGATGGTAACGGTATGTTAAATTTCTATACAGCTAGAAGTTTCTTTGAAACCAAAGGATTAAAATACGTAAGTTGTTCTTCATCTAAAAATGTAATTGGATTTGAATTGTTTGTAAATTTTGAACAACCAATTACTTTAGTAGAAGGTCCATTTGATGCAATTTCGATTAGAAATAACTGCATTCCTTTATTTGGAAAGACGATGAGTAAACAGTTAAAATTAAAATTGCTAGAAAACGATGTACCGATGGTACATATATTATTAGATAATGACGCATTAAAAGATTCTATAAAAATATGTGAATTTCTAACTAAAAATAGCATACCAACGAAATTAGTAATGTTAGATGGTAAAGATCCAAGTGTATTAGGTTTTGAAAAAACTTGGCAGTTAATAGATAACTGTGATACTATGGACTTTGAAAAGTTGTTTAAGTTGAAACTAAGTATATAATATGGCAAAATATCTTAAGTCGGATATAAAAGAATTCAAAAATGTATTTCATATTGCAGATATTCATCTGCGTCTAACAAAAAGACACGATGAATACAATGAAGTATTTCAAAAGTTGTATAAAGCAGTAGAAAAGACACCGGCAGAAACCGTAGTTGCTGTATTAGGAGATGTCTTGCATTCAAAGAGTGATCTTTCACCAGAATGTGTTAAAATTACAACTGAGTTTTTACAAAATTTAGCGGATAGAAGACCAACTGTATTAATTGCTGGTAATCATGATGCTACTTTAGCAAATAAAAATAGATTAGATAGTTTAAGTCCAATTGTTGACGCAATCAATCATAAGAATCTATTTTACTTAAAAGATTCTGGTCTTTATATCTTAGGAGATATTCTTTTTAATCATTATAGTGTGTTTGACGAACCTGAAAAATATATCAAATTCAAGGATATTCCAAAGATATATTTAAATGAAACTCGTTATAAAATTGCATTATTTCACGGACCTGTAAATAATGCCATTACCGATGTTGGTTATAAAGTTGCTAGTAGAACCATTACAAATGAAATTTTTGATGGACACGATATCGTATTGTTGGGTGATATTCATAGACATCAAGTATTAAAACCATCAGAACCTACTATTGTATATGTCGGTTCTTTAATTCAGCAGAATCATGGTGAAGAACTAAAAGGACACGGTTTTGTATTTTGGGATCTAAAGACTAAAGTATTTAAACACTATGAAGTTCCAAATGATTATGGATTTTATACTGCTGAAATAAATAAAGGTAAATTAATTACCGATATTTCTGATATTCCAAAAAAAGCAAGATTACGATTAAAGTGTTTTGAAAGCGTAGCAACCGAAGTAAAATCTATTCTATCATCAATTAGAGAAAAATCCGATGTTACTGAAGTATCATATGTTCGTGTAGATTCACCTCATTCTTTTAGTAATATCATTGATAATACAAATTTCAATTTGACGGATGTTTCGGATGTAGATTATCAAAATAAACTTATTACAGATTATTTAGCAAATAAGAATGTTACTCCATCAAAGGATACATTAGAAAAAATCTATAAAATCAATAAAGATCTAAATGCATCTTTGGAAAAAGACTCTGTAGTCAGAAATATCAGATGGAAACCAAAGAAATTTGAGTTTGATAATATGTTTAGTTATGGTGAAGACAATATAATTAACTTTACTAAAATGCATAATGTCGTTGGATTGTTTGCAAATAATGCATCGGGTAAATCCAGTATATTATCCGCATTATCGTTTTGTATTTTTGATAAATGTGACAGAGCATTTAAGGCATCTCACATTTTAAATTCACAAAAAATGTCTTTCCGTTGTAAATTTAACTTTGAAGTTAATGGAGTAGACTTCTTCATTGAAAGAAAGGGAAATGCAGATAAAAAAGGCAATGTCAAAGTAGATGTTAAGTTCTGGAAAGAAGAGAATGGCAAAGTGATTGAACTTAATGGTGAGGCTCGTAGAAGCACTAATGATATTATCCGAGATTATGTAGGTACATATGACGATTTTATTTTAACCGTATTGAGTATTCAAAATAATAAAGTAGGATCATTTGTGGATATGGGTCAGACAGAACGTAAAGATTTGTTGGCTCAATTCATGGGACTTACTATATTTGATAATTTATATAATGATGCATCTGACAAGACTAAGGAAATTAATTCGTTGTTGAAAAATTTTAAAAATAATGATTATACCCAAAAATTGTTAAATCTAAATACAGATATAGAAAACTTTTCTGG